AAATACTTTATCCCAGCCTATCGTTCTTGGTCAGGAACTACGCCCAGGTGCAACCAACTACGTCTACCTTACGCTCAGCACTACCGGTGCGGCGCAAGACACCAGGGCTTTCTGGGATGTAGACTTAAACGGCGGTGCTGGTGGTGAGTTCAACCAGACCATCAACACAGAAGCCGTGCTGGTAGTAGAGGCAGGTGTATCTACAGCTGGTTTCCCACAGGGCACTATCCCGGTAGCCAAGATTGTGTTCAGCTCGTCTGCTATCACTGATATCACTGACTGCCGCAACATGATGTTCCGCCTAGGAACCGGCGGTACTTCCCCAGATCCAAACAACCGCTTCCAGTTTCCAGCGCTACCATCAGTCGCGTATGCAAGAAGCGAACCACCATCCTCCATTAACTCAGCCGCACTTCCCAATCCTTTCCAAGGCGGTGACAAGAACATCCAGACCCTAAAGGACTGGATGGACGCGGTGATGACGAAGCTCGTTGAGCTGTCTGGTACGACCTACTGGTACGAGAGTACTGGCGACCTCAGCCTAATTAAGGTGTATGACGACGCCCTTGGGTCTAGTCTTAAATCCAAAGGTAAGTGGATACACGACGAGACGGTCATTGGTCAAGTTGACTGGACCGAAGACATCACGTACAGCAAGATGAACGACCCGCGTGACATCATCGTGCGTGCTGGATCTAAGACGCTCGACAACGAGCAGGTGATGTGGATCAAGATGGTCCGCAACCAGAAGATCAACGCGCTTGATACCGCAGTGAGCTTCATCAACGGTGCGTCGTACGTAAACGGTACGGTCGGTTCCTTCCAGTACCTAAACAAAGGTGACTGGGTAAAGCAGAAGGGTGACAGCGAATACCACTACGCCCGCGTGGTTGGTTTCTACACTACGCCAAACGGTACTGGTAGTGAAACAACTACACCAAGCGACGCGATATCGGTAAAACTAGAAACCGCCTACACGGGATCAGCCGGTGTCAGTAGCGCGGTGTACACAAAGGGCGTGTTTGCTGCATCAGATCCAAACGGCGTAAGGGTCAGCGATCGCGACTCACTAGACATCTACAGTGCCGGTGGCGATATGTACTGGCTGGCCAACCGGTCAGACACTATCCAAACTGTATCCGGCATGACGATAGCCGCGTTCTCGTCGGTAACGGTCGACAACGCCGACGGTGCAAGCGCAAGGGTTTTGTTTGGCAGCGCACACGGTCTTGTCAACGGCGACAGGATCGTACTGGGTGGTGGAACAGCTTTTGATGGAACGTACCAGATCGAGGTAACCAGCGCCACAGAGGCAGCGATACAAACCAACGTTACTGGTACCACATCGGTAGCTACTGCTTCGTGGGCTGTTGCTACGTCTGGCCCAAGACTAGCAGCCGGTAGCTCCTTTGAGATCGAATCTATAAACCACGGTTTCGCGTCAGGCCAGAAGATAGTCATTAATGGTGTAACTGGTTTTATCATACCAGATACGATAAACCAAGAATTCCTTATAAACGTCAGAAGTCCTACACAGTTCCAGATCCCATACAGTGGTAGCGCTTTCTCGCCCGGTACTGCGAACGCTACAGCAACGTGCGCCAAGGTAATCCTGAAGACCAACCTCGGCTCTATCGAGGTGGTTCAGGGTGAGATCATCAACATCAACGAACCCGATACGCAGAACATCGTAGAGTTTATCGGGATGAACTCGCTGGCTGAAACCAGCCCAGTGTACGCGGTACCAGATGCAACCAATAACATGCTGCACGGGTACGTCAACTACAACAGCAACTCGCTAGACAGCTTGACGACGCGCGTTTCTAGGTTGACCGCCATGATGGCCGACCGCGTACAGGACCGCGGTCTTAAGATTACTGGTCGCGCTACGTTTAGAAACACCACATCGGGTGCGAACCAGGTTATCACCGTAAGCGGAAGCAACCTATCCGTAACCAAACCAGCATCTCCTGCACAAACCGTAGCTTGGTCTTCTCCCTATTCTCTAGCAGCAAACACCGCGCTGGTCATAGACCTAGACCGTAACGGTTCTTCGTCTATATCACCGTCTGTGGTCGCCTTTGATTCTGAGTTCCTGCTGCAGGAAAACCGCCTGGTACTGCTCTACCGCCTAAGCGGCACAGACGTCTACGCCTGGGACGCTACCAAGATCGTCAACTCATCAGCGTGGACGAGCAGCGATCCAGAGACCAGCCAGAACAAGAACGTAGTAGTCAATGAGCAGGTTTCGGTAAACTACGACGGCACCAAGCTAACGTTCACCAGCACTATCGGCTACGTCAACATCCTGGTTCCTGGTACCTCTACCTATAACCGGATCGACGTTTCCAACTTCACCAGCGGTATCGTGATCGGCAGTAACGAGTCCGCCTGGGTGCGCATCAACCGCTGGGTAAACAAGACCTTCACCAACCGCCAGACTTCAGCGACCTACCAGGACAGCGACGCGGCTGGTACGGTTTACGTTACCAGCACCAGCAGCGTACCAACAGACCAGGACGTTATAGTTCTTTACTCTATACAGAGTGGAGCACTGGTTCGCCACCACGGCACGCCGGTTGCGCGCCGCAGCATCTACGAGGAATACTCGACCATAAGCGGTGCACACGCGTCCCCGTACTCTGTGTCGCTACCGGTTGACAGCAGGAACGGTGGAGCAGCCGCGTACTACATCAGCGGATCAGGTCAGCTGGAAGTAGCGCTTAACGGTCAGATCCTGAAGAAAGACACAGACTACACTGAGACTTCTCCGTCTGGTACCGCACAGTCTTCTATCACCATCATCAGGGACGACGGACTGGCAGACGGCTATATCATCAGGTTCCGCCTCGCTAGCGAGGGTGGTTTCTACACTATTGATCTAGGCACCACGACCACGCTGCAGCAGGCATACGATCAAGGGCGTACGATCACGATCGTAGACGGCTCACCGGTAGTGATCAACTCCAGCCCAGGATTCAAAGCACTAGAGATCAACGGTGACCTAGCAGTCAGCGGCGTTATCGACCCGACTGGCTTAGCATTGACACCGCAGGCATCCAACCCGCTTGGGGCTGACCTTGGTATCTGGATCGACAGCAGCGGAAACCTGAACCAGGCACGCACCGGCTTCTCACCGAGCACGCTAAACATTACCGAGTCTATCACCGATCCGTCTAGCTTCCTGACCGCTGGTAACGGTATCAGTATCTCTACCGCAACCATCTCCGCTAGTCTAGATACCAATCCAGGTCTAGAGTTCAACGCGGGCAAGACGCGGATCAAGGTACCAGCAGCAGGACCACTAACTTTGGACCCTACTGGTCTGGTACTCACGACAGACGCAAACTCTCTCAGCGTTACCAGCAGCACTCTTGGTGTAAAGGTAGATCCAGCTGGTGCCGTAACTACCGGCGTATCTGGTATAGCGGTAAGCCTCGAAACCTCTAATCCTGGTCTAGAGATAGCGTCTAACAAGTTGAACACCAAGGTGGATCCAGCTGGTGCGGTTGTCTCTGGGTCTGCTGGCTTGGCTGTCAACCTAGAGAGCTCTAACCCAACTCTAGCAGTAAGTACCAACAAGCTCGGTGTCAAGCTAGACGGCAGCAGGGCCGTTACTACTGGTACAGCCGGTGTCGGTTTAAACCTCAACGCTACGAACCCTGGTCTGGCAATCACCGCCAACGCGCTGGACGTCAAGCTGAACGCTGCTGGTGCTATCACCTCTAGCAGCACTGGTCTTAAGGTAGCCGTAGACAACAGCACGATCTCCGTGGTCGGCAACCAGTTAGTAGTTGCTGGTGTACCAAACCTACTCAACGTCTACACCAACAACAGCGGCAGCAACATCGCCTCAGGATCCATCGTATCCGCCAGCGCTACTACCAGCGGCGAGATAGTCCTGGCTAGCGCTAGTTCACTGGCTAGCGCCCTTAAGACGGTTGGCGTCGCGTACTCTACGATCAATGACGGAACCAGCGGTCAGGTGCAGGTAGCTGGTGTTGCTACGGTATCTGTCAGCGGGCTCACGGTCGGTCAGCCCGTATACCTTTCAACCACGGTTCCTGGTACGGTAACCAGCACTCGCCCAACCTCGTACGGTACGCCGATCATG